GCCGCAAAAGAACACGGATATAATGTAATATCTAAACCATCAGAAAGAGAAGGATATACAACATTTAATTTTACACGATAAATATATGAAAAAATTTAATTTTTTATTCGTTGATGTTATTGATGTTGTTTATTGGATATTGATGATCGCCAATTTGATATTATCATTTGTTTCAATATCATATTCATCACCACATTTGTTTTTTCACTTCAATCCACTAAATTCAATTTTCTTTTTTATAATGTTTGGACTCTATTTTAAAAGATATAAAAAAATATAAAATGAACAATATTAAAAAATATTGCAAATATTTAATTGATGAATATTTGAAAATAAATACGCAAGGTGAAAATAGCGGTTTCTATTTTAGACTGCAAAGTTTTTTGCTTAATGGTTATGTAAAAGAAATCATTTTTAAAAATTCAAAAAAATCTTTAAAAATTGAGTTTTTAGATGATGCAAGAGAACAAATTTTAGAATTTGCTAAGTCTCAAAATATTATTATAAATCTATACATTTAATGAGTTTTGTTTAATTGATTAAAGATGTCAAAATTAAATAATAAAGAAATTAGCGAAGCAATAATTGATATTGCGGTGTTTCAATTAGAACATTATAGTCATCCAGCACCATTTTCAATTGATTCAGATTTACTTGAAAGTGATCAAGTTAAAAATTTCTTTGCTGTTGCAAAAGAACATGGCTATCAAGTGCTTTCTGAAACTGACGAAAAAGGATCTACAAAACTTACTTTACAAAGATAAATTAAACTAAAAATTTAGAGACAATGCAAAAAATTAAAGAGTTGAGCAATTTACAATCTGAAAAATTTGATTATAAAAAACTTTTAGATAAAATAGTAAATAACAACGAAATAAGTTCAACGGACAATTTTCTTTTATTTATGAAAGATAAAGACAATTTATCTGTTGATGAAATTAAAAAAGATGTTAGATTTACCAATCTTCCAATAAATCTATGGAAATATCAAAATTGGTTTAAATCTAATTTTAAAATTGATAATAAATGTATTCAATGGAAAAATAAGCCTAACTCTTTAGAGAGATATCATGCTAAAATACCTATTGATATTAAAATTGACGTTTATTTAACATTGATAAAACACCTCTTAGTAATAGGAATGAAAGAAGCATTCTTTTTAGCAATGGAAAACAGAAAACACATTTCAAGAAAAGAATGTATTAAAATAATTGTTAAAATAACCGGGTATACAAAAGATTCTGTTAATTGTAGTACTTTTGATCCAAATCATTGGGGAAAAACTGAATGGTTTTTGTCCCATTTTATAATAAATCCTAAAAATCGAAGTATTTCTTGGAGAAAAAAAGATCAACCGAAAAAATCTATGCTTAATTTCAATAATCCAGGAAAGAATAGTGTGAGACCTTTTGTTTTCAACACAATAAAAAATATCACCAAACCTATCATAGCATTAAACGCCAATGAATATGGGCATGATGTTAAATTGGCACGTAGTATTAATCCAAATGCTATTATTCATAATATAGAAAAATATAAATTGGTTTTAGAAAAATATAAAACGAATAAATATAAAACTTTTGATCACCGCATGACAATAAATAAGTTTTTCGAAAAAAACACAATACATTTTGATGTTGTTTGGATAGATTGTTGTTGGTATTATTCTAAAAAAATGTCAGAATGTCTTACAAGCATAAATAAAGGGCAAATGACAAATGAATTATCAATAACATTAGGTCACACAAAAAATGTTAGAAATGGTGACATTTTTTCAAAAAATTTCAGGCTACAATATGGCAAACATGTTGAACCTCAAAAATCAGCTATCGATGATATATTATCAAATTATGTTTATGTTGACAGAATAAATTATCAAAGTAGCATGAACGGATCATTGAAAAATGAAGTTGTTTTAAAATACAAATTGATTTAAATTTTTTTATTTAAATAAATCTTCTTATATTTGCATTAGAGAAAACGCCCCGTCTACCTTGTGGAATCCTTGGAATCCAGGTAAGGATATTGACGGGCTTTTCCCGTTTTAAAAATTAATAATGCACGAAGAAAAAAAATATTATTTAGTTCACAAAAATAATCTTGATGATTTTAAATCATTAGGGTTTCCTGAATTTGGCTATATTGATCATTGGAGGATCTGTTGTCATCGTAATTATATTTATCTGTCTTTTGATGGAACAACAATAAATAAAAATTATTTTATGGGGTTTATGAAATATACAAAATTTTCAAGAGATTGGTTTAAAAGGAATAATTGGAAATATATGGGTGAGTATTCAAACTCTATTATTAGAAAACGCAAACTAACAAAAATAGAATCAAACACTCAACTCTAATGCTATTATTAAACTGGTGTTCTTATTATCTATAAATAATATTGTATCAAAAACATAAATTGCTATTTTATTTTCACCAACAAAATTCATAGAATTAAAATATTTTTTAGGAAAAGTAATTGACAAATCTTCATGCGAAACATCACAAATTTGTAAATCCCAACCGCTTTCACCAATAGAAAGAATATTATTAACAATATTTAAATATAAAATATCATTTTCTTGTGTCTCAATTTTAGACATTTTTTTTATCTTTTCAAATGATGTTTTTTCTAAATCAAACTTAAAATCCATATTCTTAATATCTATTGTGCTTTTAATTTTTTCTGCATCAATATCAGTATTCAATCCTTCCGGTGTACCACCAATTATGTTTATTTTTAATTTAGAATTTTTTAAAACAAAATTGTCTGCTTGAATATCATCACTCATAAATAATTCACAGTTCAATTCTTCATTAAAATCTAAAAAATTTCTTAATGTAGTTTCAAATTTTTTACCATCCGAAATAATATATTTCAAAATCTGCTTATCTGATAAATCTTCATTAAAATTAAAAACTTCCTCAATTTTGAAAATAAAAGATTTAAATGCGTTAACGCTTCTTCCTTGTGCAACTAAGGAATATATTAAAATATTTTTATAATCAATTTTAACTAATATTTCTTTATCAATATTTATTAAATCAGATATTTTATCTAATAAAAAATCCAACTGAGCCATTGACATTTTAAATTTATACGAATCTACCATTTTTTAAAATTATTTTTCTATTTAATATTATAATAAAAACACTTAAAAGTTTAATTTCTTCTTGGTGAAGGATATCTTAATCCAAAAATATTTTCTGGCGGACCTTTAGGAGCATAAACTTTGCCATAAGTTGAAACAAAATCATTAAGTTTACTTGAACCTTTTGAGTTATCAGAAAAAGATTCAAGAAGTTTTTTAGATTCAACATCCAATTCATTATTAATAAACATATCAATCATGTTTTTATATGCGACAGTATCAAAAACTGTTGATAATGTGATTGTTGACATAACCACATCATCATGACCAGATTCTGCACGATATGAAACATTTCCTGCAGTGGTTTCGTATTTTGCAAATGTGTTTATTTCAGAAATATTTATATCATTGTGAATGACAATCTTTCTCTTTTTAATAGACTGTTGAAACTCTTTGTCAATAATCAAATGCTTATCCCTATTCAACCTTAAACCTATTTTATAATCGTTTGGACTTTTTTGACCAGTTACCTTTACTTGTTGCGAGCTGTGTACAGTTCTAATGAAAACTGCACTGAAATAATCATTACAATCATCAAAAACATGCGGCAAATGTGCTAAAAATTCTGCACCATATGTGTTATATTCCAAAATAACCTTAACCTTCTCCGGATCAAACATTTCAAACGCCAATAAATAAAAAATATCAGCAACTTCCCGGATAGAATATAAATTATTGCGAAACAAGCCAATTTGCTCAAGTTTAAAGAGGTCATACACGGATTCATACTTGTGCTTCGCTATATCATCCTTGTCTCTCATAACCAACCTAAATATGTTTATAACTGTAAAATCCTTAGCTAATCCTTCAGCTAAATCGATGCTCATTAAAATATAATATTTTTTAGTTTGATTTTTATCAAATAATGTTTTATCTCTTATAAATTCTAATGATGTATATGGAAATCTTAATTTTTGATCAAATAAAGGAAATTGAATATGATCAAACGGAATTTCTCTCTTTTTTAAACTGTCCATCGTCTCTTTATCAAAAAGCAAACGATCACCAGTAACAAAAAATAAATCATACTCCTGCTTAAAACGATCCTCACCATTTATAAGTTTTGTTTCTTCTTCTTGCCAATTAGTAACTACACCTAATTCCGGTAATGGTAATCCACCAACCCTCATTTGCCTTATGCTTTTTATGTGAGTTTTTTCATCATCTGAATCATATTTAACACAATCAATAACATCATCACCCTTATGTTTTTTGTAAAATGTTATTCCTTGATCCCGTAACTCCCTTAAAACAGTAGATTTTGCCATTCCGTATTTTTTTAATTTACCATCAAGCAATCTAAGTTGGGTGTCTTGTCGGCCTTCGACCTGGTACCAATATACACGCATAGCTTTATATGGATTCTTTAATGGATCGTTTTCGTCCTTTTCTGCACCCATCAGCAAATCATAAAACATGTTGAAACCTTTTGGCGTACTTGTGATTATAATCCTTGAATTTTCAACAGCAGAAACAACTGGAACAATAGCACTATAATAATCTGCAACATAATTATTAGGAATATGTGCAAACTCATCAAGGTATAGCAAATCAATTGTGAAACCGATACTGGGATCCTTGGTTCTATTTTCTGTTTGAATTCTGGAATTGTTTTCAAAAGCTATTTGTGTTTCATTCCAATTTATAACTCCTTTTTTTAAAAAGAATGGTAACAATTTATAAATATCTTTTATCTTTTTAATAATTTCCTTAACTGTTTTTCCTTTATTCGCCACAATCATACAACCTTTTTCGTCATTAAATAAAACAAAATGTAAAATGACAATGGCAGCAGATACTGTATTATGTGACAAAATATCATTCGTATAATAACTCATTTCTGGAGTATCAATAGTTAAATCAAACATACTGGTTTTTCCATAAATTTTACTAACTCTTTTTACTCTACTTGGTCCTTGCTTAGTTAAAATAACATCATTTATAGTTAAATCAATTAACATCTTTTGACTATAATCTTCACAGAATAGAATATGTGTATCAGCACCTTCAAACCACAAACCATTTTCTAGTTCTAATCTATATCTTTGAAAAGGCTGAGTAATATTTATTTCTGAAACAGGAACTTGTCCATAATCAGTTTCAACATACAAATCGTTTTTTAAAAAAATAGTATTTGTAAACTTTTTTAATAAATCTTCATCATCAGGATTAAAATTCCTAAATTCGTATTTTTCTATTAATTGTATTAAAAAATAAATTGTATTTTTAATTATTGTTTTTATCATATTTCATATTCATTAATTTTTTCTAATATCATCGATTTGATAATTTCTTGTTTGTAAATCCATTCATCTTCAAAGATGTGAAACAATTCTATTCCTAATTCTTCACACATTTCAGTTTTCATTAAATGATAATCTTTAGGTTTATTTAAATCACAGTGCCAATAAAGTCCATTAAACTCGATTGCAAATTTGATATCAGGCAGATAAATATCTAACTCATAAGGTTTTATAATTGATCTACTATTGTAAATAATTTTACCAATATAATTATTATAGACAAAATCTTTAAGTTGAATTTCTAATCCAGATTTACAAGCAGACACAGGATTGCAAATTGTACAAAGCATAGTTTTGCTTTTTAATCTTGAATTTAATAATGAAAAATTTATTTCGAAAATGTGATTTTTTTCACATGTTATTTTACAACAGCCTTTTGTTATATCAACAATATTTAAAAAATTATATTTTTTAAAAAGAGTTTCTATTTGTTTTTTCTTAATCTTACACATCACATCTTTATTTTGCGAACTAACTTTATAACCATATTTTTTTATTGTTGTTTTTTCAAGTTTCGTCCTAATATTTTTATTTTGTATTGGTCGTTTACAACCATATTTTTCAATATTTGTTTTTTCTATTTTAACCTGTTTACAAGAATTACAAGAATAAAAATTATATTTTTTATAACTTTTATTATAACTTCCAAATTTCATAATTTTTTCCTTACCACAACAATCACAAATTGCAGTTATTTTAACGTGTGAATTTTTAGGCAAATCTTCAATTTTAACAAATATATTATCATCAGCAGAACACAAATATCCTAAATTTTGATAATATAACTTAGTTCTACCTACTATTTTAATATTTACTTCTTTTTCTTTTATCATATTTATATTTCATTTAATAATTCGGCTTTAATATTAAATTTATTTTTAAAATCTTCATCTAAAATAACAGGAAATTTATTTTCAAGTTCATAATGAAAAAAATCTTTAATTATATTTAATATTTTTTCATATTTCATATTTTGTGAAATCGAAATAATTTTTTTATCACAAACAAAAGAATAAACAGATTTTTCATTTATTATTGAATTCCAAACTAATTCTGCATCTTGTGTTCTATCTATTTCAATCGATGAAATAAATTCTATTTTTTCAATAATAGATTTATAAATTGTTTTACCGACACCAATTCCTCTTAAAATCATAGGCAAATCAATAATATGAATTCTATTAAAATTATTAGTTTCTATTTCAATTTTAGGAAACAAATTATGTTTAATAACATCACCTTCTGGAAAAATTATTTCATCAAATTTTGGATTTTTTATTTTTTCTAAAAAATCAATTATTTTATTGATAATAGAATTTGCTATATTTGAATAATCACACACATACATATCTAAATCACCAAATTTTTTAATAAGTTTAATATTATATATTTTTAAATTTGTGATTTCAATTTTTAAATCATTGACTAATGTTTTTAATTGTTTTAAATTTATTTTAACATTATCTAAATCAAGCAAAAAATTGTCATATTTTTTTAAAATATTTTTTTGTATTGCATGTTCTAACATCAATAATTTAAAGGTTCTTGTTTCTTTAATATATTTTTTCATAATTCTAAAAATTTTAAACATTTTTTAAATGTTTCTTCTTTATTATTTTTATATTCACCATCCCAAATGGTTAAAACAGAAAAATATTCTTCATTTGCAACAGCAATTTTATTTTTATCTTTATTCCAAATTTCTTCTGCTGTTAAATTTTTTCTAAAAGGATGCGGATGATCATTTGCTTCGTATAATGTTGGATTGGCGTGATAAAGATCACCATTATATTCTATAATTTTCTTATTTTTAATATCTACAAAATCGTAACTCCAAACGCCGCCTTCTTCTTTTTCCAATCTGAATTCGCCATTTTTGGTAGCAAAATATAAATATTCTATATCTTCGTTTGAATATTTACTTAGCAAATCATAAAATAATTCTTGTGAAATTTTAGAAAATCCATTTTTTAAATTTCCATTTTTAGTTAATGATTTTTGCCATTTTTCTTGTCGTTCTGTATATATTTTTTTGCCTTTTTCTTCTCCATATTTTTCAATACAAATATCTAATGTGAAAGTTGTTTGTCTTTTTGATAATTTTTTATTTGCTTCATCCATATCAAAGCCTTTATTGAGCCAATAATCTAATCTTACTGTATATGATTTTTTATCACATACACATTTTACAAAATTTGCAAGTTTATTTAATTTATCAGTTTCATTCAAATTAGAATAATTTTTAAATTTAATTGAAAATGGTGATCTTTCTTGTCGTTCTTCTTTTGTAGTTTTAGATTTATGGTTCGGATTTTTTTCTCCTTTAAATTTTTCTGAAAATATTTTTCTATATTTTTCTGTTTTCATATGCTTTCCACTATTTCTTGTGACATTTATATAATCACTCTCTGAATATAATGGAGCATCAGGAAACATTTTTTTATATTCATCAGATGATATACCATGATTATTAAGATGTCTTCCATATATTCTATGTGATTTAAATCCACAAATTTTACAAACAATATAATCTTTATATTCTTCTTCCATTATTGTAATTTGTATAAAAACATATACAATTTTATTTTTATTTTTTCTAACAATGTTAATTTTCTTTCTTTTTTTAATTCGTTATAATAAAGTAATCCAATTGGAATTTTTATGGTGTTCCCGTTTTCAGAAACAACTAACACATTAACAATGAACGAGTTACATTTTCCTGTTTGCCTTGATGCCATTAATATACTCCTTGGATTTTTAGTATAAAGTTTAATAATTTCTTTTTGATAATCTCTAAGTTTCATTGGTCCGACTGTACCATCTTCTCTTTTGATTTGGCAATGTTTTTCAGCAAAATACATAACATCTATTTTGCATTTAACATATTCTTCAAATTCATTTTCATTCATGGCGAATGTTATGTATGGTTTTCTAATACCTCTAAGATTTTGAAACCACAATCTTTCGTGCCTTTTTAATATTTTACCTAAATTTTCTTTTTTGATAATATCATTAACCAATTCTGTTGTTAAGACATAATCTTCTGCTTTTTTTTCACTCATATTATAAATAATTTTTTATTCAAAGATAAATTCAATATTATATCCTTTGATAACGAAGGATAAATAGAGTATATCTCTATAAATACCATCATAAACATCTATTGAAAAGTCATATCCTAATTGTATCAACTCTGGAACAAATTGAAATATTTGATCTTCTATTTTTTTTCTAAGTGTGTTGGTTGATACTCTTGTTTGCCATAGGTAATATTCTAAGTTTATTCCCATATTACTGCCTATAACTTCGCCAGAGTTAGTAAACAGAATCATTTCTAATTTTTGAACAATGACTTCTATTTCGTCATCTTCAACAATTCTGTTTATTTCATATTTTGGATGACCATCATATCTTATAACCAAATCTTTTACATCTCTTAATGCCATGGTGAGAACCTTATTTTTAATATATATATATTAAAAATTACATCCCTCAAAATGGAAGAACAAGATTTATCAAAATTTATTACAATAATTGATTATATTGGACAGATGGAAAACGGAGTTTCTGTACTATTGTCAATGAAAGTAGACGAAAAAATATACGAATTAATTTATTGGTTTGATAATAACGATAATTATTACATGAATGTTGACAAAAATTTTTTAAATGATTATAAAATAAAATCTATTTATGATTATAAAAATTATAAAAAATTAGCGTTTTATATTCATAATTATGTTCTTAAAAACAAAGATGAAATTTTTAAAGAATTTTATAAAAATTAACTTTTTCTATTTGTTACACCTTTCCAAATAATATTAATAGAATTAAAACCATCTGTTGATTTAGGATCTTCATGATAATAAACATTGTTTCTATTACTCCAACCGCCTCTTAAAATCGCCAACTCATTTTGTCCAATTAAAATATCACCTAAAATTGGATCTAATCCTTTTGATTCTAAGGAATTGTAGTTGGTTTGATTATATGAAACAACAGTTGTTTGTCCTACAGATACTGTTGAATCAGAACTTTGTTGTGGTGGTAAAAAAATGTGTTGTGAAGATGTTATTGCACCTGATCTTAAAGCATCTGAGAAACTTTGTCTTCCTGTTTTAGTTCCACTATTACTTTGTGATAAATTACTACTTGCAGACTGAGACGCTTGTAATGTTTTTTGTGCTTGATCATTTTTAACACTTTTCAAATAGTCTGCGGAAACATTTACAGAAGATGAATTTGTCGCATAAGTTGTTTCAATAGTTGTTCTTTTTTTATTACTTAATATTGCACCATCTTTATGATAATTCTCATTATCTTGACCTACGAATTCTAGATTAACAGAATCTATTCCATCAATTGTTTTTAATTGTCCAATAACATCGGCTTTAACAATTCGATCATATCTTTCGTTATTTGAAAAATAATCACCTAAAATTTGTATAATTTGATTTCTAATATTATCTTGTGTTGTATCATCAAAAATTCTTATAAAAATATTTACAATATATTTTGTTATTTTAGGGTCTATTATTTTAATATTTGCTGTAATGCTTAGTGTTCCTTGCATTTTCAAATATGTTATTATTCTTTGTTTTTGATCTTCATTTAAAAAGAATTTATCAAATGGTATATTAAAATAATTAACATCACCAACAAAATAATTATTAATTTTAGGAATTAAATATAAATACATTTCGTTAATATTGATATCGTTTAAATTACCATCACTATCAATATCAATTTTAACCATATCTAAAGTATTAAAAGCATTAACTTTTGAAAAAAGATTTAATTTTTTTAAATGGTATATGAATTGTGATGGAGTTGCTAATACAAAATTTCTAGAAACATAAGGAATAATAGTTTTTGTATATTCTATACTTTCACCATCAGTTCCAAACATAATATCAGTTTCAACATATAAATCAAATATTTGATTTACTTGTATTGGATTATTATCATCATCATAAATATCATCAACAAAAGTAAAATCATCTGTTTTAGGATTTAGAATATTACCTTGTAAACCATCTGTTAATAAATATTTAACATCAATAACAGAACCAATTGGTGGAATTATACCATTTTTACCATTACCAAAATAAACATCTAATCCACCAGCAAAACTTGTTCTTGTATAACAAGCATATTCATTTTCAAACATATCATAAAGATGATCTTTAATTGTCATATTAATACCATTTAGAACAACAGTATAATCAAAATTATCTACCATAGAATTATTATCAATAACAACTTGAACTGATTGGTTTGCGGAGCCATCACCTGTGTATGTTTGTGTTTCATATTTTCCTTGTGATATAGAAACAAAAAATTGACAACCAGGACTTAACGGATAAATATTTTTATCACCACCAATTTTAAGTGAATAAAATAAATTGTTTGTGTTATTTCTAACAAGAGTTTTATCATAAATTGTAGCATTACTTCCTGCAACTTTATCAGAAATATTAATACCTTGTTTTAATTTAAATTTGAGTGTACCTTTAGCGGATAATGCTCTAGATGGATTATGACCAGCAATTCTTGCCCAATTAGAGACTGCTCTTTTGGTGTTTGCTTGTTCTATATCAGTTTGTTTTAAAGAATTTTTTAAATAAATAATATTATGTAAAAAAAATTCTTTAATGACTTCTAAAATTTGACCATATGGTGATGCTGGATTTAAAAGAATTGAAGATTTATTA